CGACAAGCAGACGACTGTGAATTCCCTAAACGCTCTGCTAAAAAAAGGTTGTATCAAGACATCGTTTAGGATAGACCCGTTTACCAAGGAACGTGTTTGGGAATGGGTAAAGGACGAATACGAGGTCAAGAAGGTGTCCAGGCCGAAGAAGAAGTTCAAGCCTGTCTTATCGAAACCTAAGCAGGAAGAGGAAGGCGTGGACATTAGTTTTTTCAACAACCCGTTTAATTTGAGGGTCGCATGAATCTACACGAAGTAGCAGCTATGAGCGCAGCAAAGGACATCATCGAGCAGGCACAGTCAACAAGTGCGCTAGAGCAACGAGCCTTAGCAATCGTCAATCTGTCTGTAGAGCTACACAGGAAAGCAATAGACTTGAGACTGCAAGCAGAGGAGATTCTCAAAGAAATAAGGTATGGGTTAAAATGAAAGCTGGCTCCTTCCCCTCCTTTGCCCGACGCGACGTTGGGCGTTTTTTTGTATGAAAGCAGCCGTTTTTAGCGCGATTTTCGGATCGCATGACCCACTACACTACGCCGTCAAACAAAGCGTTCCTACGGACTTCTACGTCCTTCTGGACACTATGCCTGAGACGCAGGGATGGAAGCAGTTGGTCATCCATCCTAAAAGAGAGGCAAGACTAGAAGCTCGGTACTACAAAACCCATATAAATGAGTTCTTCCCAGACGAGGACTATGTGATTTGGATAGATGGGTCGATCAGGATCACGAGCCCTGACTTTGTGAAGTACATGATTTCTCAGGCCGGAGATACGCTTGCAGCCTTCCAGCATCCTTGGAGGAACTGTATTTACGAGGAAGCCGAGGAATCATGGAACATGAAGAAGTACATCAATCAACCTATTCGAGAACAGGTTGAGCACTACCGACAGATGGGTTGGCCGGAGCAGGCAGGGCAGATTGCAACGGGGGTTATGTGCTGGCATGGAGATTACCTTCGCTCAGATACGGTAGGAAAGTTTCTCGATCACTGGTGGCGCGAGATTCAAGAATGGTCTTTGCACGACCAGATTGCGTTTCCTGTTCTGGCTGAACTAAACGGGATTGTGGTGAATGGTTGCGATAAACCGTTGATGGATAACGAATATTTTCAGGTGGTTGCAGGCCACAGAATGGAGGGGTATGAGAAAGTGTCCGATTTTGATATGTACGGTAGGGAGTCCAAGTCTTGAAATCACGTTGTCGAGCATCTGTCTTTACGCCAAAGAAGCGCCTATTTATCTGTCGAGCAGAACCGAGACAATGGACGAACGAGTTTACAAGTGGGTACTCAACTCGTCGGGTAACTTTGGTGATGCCTACAACCGGATCATGGACGACGCATTCCAACACCACGATGCAGTCATCATTGCCAACGACGATATCTGTTTAACGCCAGATTCTTATAGACTCATTCTTGAGGATGCCGAGCATCTACAGAAAGCGGGGCATAAGATCGGGGTTTTGGGGGCGAGGTCTGACAATATCCTGGAAGCCCAGAATATCCGGTTCGAGGGTGGTGCAAGAAACGGGATGAAATGGGCCGAAGAACAGACAATCAAAGAAACGAGCGTCATTGCGCCGATCTTTGCTTACGTAACCAAGGAAGCCTTCCAAGCAGTCAGGTTTCCTCCGATCAACTGGTTTTCAGATAACGTCTTTTGTCATACACTAACGGTATTGGACTTTAAGCATTTTGTTTCAAGGAGTTACGTCCATCACGCAGGCAGTCAAAGCGTTGGCAAGGACGACTCTAAGAACATCAAGGAGGCAGCAGCATGGATGTGGGCAAACGAACCAGGGATAGCAAGGCATTACCGTCTCCCTACAGAATGAAAGTGCCTCCTGTACCCATCAGGTACGACCGGAAAGTAGGTATTCCTTTGCAACCACAAAAGGCTAAAAAATGAAAGGCTTGCTTTCCCCGAAAGTAATGATCGTCGTTAAACAAAACGACGATGAAGAGGATGAGAGTTGTCCGCTTCCAACGCAAGACGAGGCTTTGAACGAAGAGAACAAGGCAATCGCAAAAGAAAAGGCAATGTATGGCCCTGAACGAGAGGGTGATACGCAGTTCTGGAGAGACTTAGGCGCAAAGTGGCGCATCTCTGCAAGCCAAGCACAAGAAAGACGTTGCGGCAATTGCGAATACTTCGACATGGACATGGAAGATTGCCTGCCAGAAGGTGCTGGCTATTGCCATCAGTGGAACTTTATGTGTGCGCCAGATAAGTCTTGCGCTTCTTGGGAGATGGGCGATGAAGAAGGCGGAGAAGAAGATCTCGAAAGTGATGACTGAGTTCAAAAAGGGTAAGTTGCACTCAGGGAGCAAGAAAGGCCCAGAGGTAACAAACCCGAAGCAGGCTATTGCTATTGCCTTATCTGAGGCAGGAAAGGCTAAAAAGAAATGAAAGGCTTATACGCAAACATCCACGCTAAACGCGAGCGTATAGCCAAGCAAAAGGCTGCTGGCAAAACTCCTGAGCGTATGCGTAAGCCTGGGAGTCCTGGCGCACCTACGGCTAAGGCTTTCAAAGAATCAGCTAAAACGGCTAAGAAATGACTGCCGCCTGGACAAGAAAAGAAGGCAAGAACGCCAAAGGTGGCCTCAACGAGAAGGGCCGTAAGTCTTACGAGCGTGAGAATCCTGGGTCTGATCTGAAAGCTCCTGTTAAGTCAGGCGATAACCCGCGTAGAGCGTCGTTTCTTGCGCGAATGGGTAATATGCCAGGGCCAGAGAGAAAACCCGATGGGAGCCCTACCAGACTTCTTCTGAGCCTAAAGGCGTGGGGTGCAAGTTCTAAGGCTGATGCAAAGGCAAAGGCCAAGGCTATCTCGGCGAGGAACAAAAAGTGAAGCGTAGAAAAGGACTGCTAGACGAGGAGAAGTTTCTTCCTCCGCTGCCTGAGCAACTACCGAGGGGCGTAAGTTCGCTGCCAGGGTACGGTCAGACAAGTCCTATCGCGCAGGGATTACTAGGTTTTACGGGCAGGCAACCTACTTACTCGGTGATGGACCCAGAGGCTCAGAAGATGTCTGAGGCTTACAAACTAGGTGAGCAAGCAAGTGTCGCTAGTCAGCTTTACGGGTCTGTGGCTCCGTTTGCGGTTGCTTCTGCGATGGCAAATGCACAACGCGCTGGAAGCCTGCTAAGTCCGCTTACGGTATTCCATGGTTCTCCGCATAAGTTTAGTAAGTTTGATGCGAGCAAGATCGGAACAGGCGAGGGAGCGCAGGCTTACGGGCATGGGTTGTACTTTGCGGAAAATCCTGGTGTTGCAAAGTCTTATCAGGTGAACTTGACCCAAGGAAACGACCCAAGAGATTGGATCAATAACATTGCATCTTCGTTGGGTAAGGACAAAACGACACAAGATGTAATTGGAGAGCTTAAAAAATACCCAGAAGTTGCTCAATTAGCTAACGACAAGGAAATTGTCAATTTAACAAAACAGATGGCTGATGGTTACGAGTGGTCAAGGCTAGGCGGTGAAACTTGGTCAGATAGTGCTATATCAGCAATGAAAAAACTTGACGCCAGACTACCTAAGCCACCAGAAGGTGCTTTTTACAAAGTAGACCTACCAGACGAACAAATAGCAAAGATGCTAGATTGGGATAAGCCGCTAAGTCAGCAAAATGATTATGTTCAGAAGGCTATTCGCTCTCAAATGCCTGACAAATCTTGGGAACAAATGAAAGGCAGGACAGGAAGGGATTATTACGAGTTTTATTGGGGCGGTTCTCCTCATGGAGCTAGCGCATCTGGACATCTTACTGAGTTAGGGATTCCAGGAATACGTTACTTAGATGAAGGATCAAGAGCGGCTAAGAAAGGTACAAGTAACTTCGTAGTATTTCCAGGAGAAGAAAGCAAGCTAAGGATTATGGAAGTAAACGGAAGGCCTGTAGTCATAGATGAAGAAGAGCTAAGACGATCAGGATTGCTTGGTCAAGGTGTTGCACGGTAACAACAGAAGGATAGTAAAATACAGTGGAAAATAAATGGATTCCTCCAAACGCAGGAATGGGCAGACCGAAGGGTGCGCCTAACAAATCTACTGCGGCAGTTAGGGAAGCCATTGCAAAGATGGCGGAACTAAACGCACCTCGTTTTGCTATGTGGCTAGATGAAGTAGCGCAGAAGAGCCCAGAAAAGGCTTGCGATATTTATCTCAGGGCTATCGAGTACCACATACCTAAGTTAGCAAGGACAGAGGTAACGGGACAGGACGGGCAACCAGTTGCTTTGCAAGTGACATGGGCGCAACCAGAATAATTATTCCTTACGCGCCGAGGCCGCAACAGCTTGCAATCCATAGCGCGTTAGAGCAAAAGCGTTTCGGGGTAGTAGTTGCTCACAGAAGATTAGGGAAATCGGTTAGTGCGGTTAACCATCTCATAAGAGATGCAATCACAAACCAAAAGGAGGCTCCAAGATATGCGTTCATTGGGCCTACCTACTCCCAGACAAAACGAGTTATCTGGGATTACCTCCTCAAGTTTACCGAGCCCCTTAACGCCACCGCGAATATTGCAGAACTTCGGGTTGATTTCTGGGGCAGACGCATCCAACTTGCGGGGTCTGATAACCCAGACTCTCTTAGAGGACAGTATTTTGACGGCGTTGTATTCGACGAATTCGGCGACCAGAACCCTAAAATTTGGTCGGAAGTGGTTCGTCCGGCCTTATCGGACAGAATGGGATGGGCGTTGTTCCTTGGAACCCCAAAGGGAAACAACCACTTCAAGACCTTAAGAGACCATGCGGAGCAGCATAACGATTGGGCCTTGCTTGAGTTCAGAGCATCCGAGACAGGTCTTATCCCTCAATCTGAACTCGACGCTGCTCGGTCAGAGATGGGAGATGACAAGTACCTTCAGGAGTTTGAGTGTTCCTTTGACTCAGCAATCGAAGGAAGTTACTACGGGCAACTTCTCAATGAGCTACCGTCTGAGCGATTCCATGACATACCTGTAGATGGATTAGCCAAAACTTACGCAGCCTGGGACTTAGGGATAGGCGACTCCACTGCAATCTGGGTTTGTCAGAGAGTGGGCCTAGAAACACGACTTATTGACTTTGTCGAGAACCACGGCCAGGGACTCGATTGGTATGTGAACTGGCTGAGAACGAATCACTACGAACTAGCCGAGCAGTTATTGCCTCACGATGTGCAAGTCAGGGAGTTAGGATCAGGAAGGTCTAGGTTAGAACTCCTGCAAGAAGCAGGGCTAAACATCACGATTGTTCCGAGAATGGGTGTTGACGATGGGATACAAGCCGTGAGAAGGCTGATTCCCTTTTGTTGGTTCGACTCTAAGACTAAGCGCGGAGTGGACGCACTACGCAATTAT